AATTAACTGTCATTAACTAAGGAGAAGATCATGGAAAAGACATACGAACAAAGAATCGCAGCAGAAGCAGAGTTCAACAAGCTAGTTGAATATCTCAGAAAAAGACACTTGGATGAAGACGATACAGCAGAAGCTGTAGAATCTACACCAGTTAAGCCAGTTACAAAGCCAAATCACGACCAACAATACTACAACGAGCAATATCGTGAGCTGCAAGAAGATACAAAAATCAGAAGATTGTATGGTTACTAGGAGGAGTCATGAATTATCTATCTGTATGCTCAGGAATTGAAGCTGCAACTGTCGCATGGCATCACATGGGATGGAAGCCAGTTGGATTCTCTGAGATTGAAAAATTCCCAAGCGAAGTATTAGCGCATCATTATCCAAGCGTCACTAACTATGGTGACATGACAAAATTTAAGGAGTGGAATATAAATGAACCAGTCAACCTTTTGGTCGGAGGAACACCATGCCAGTCTTTTTCCATTGCAGGACTCAGAGGAGGTTTGGAAGACCCTCGTGGAAACCTCATGCTCACCTATCTCGCAATGGCTGGCTTATTTAAACCCAAATGGCTTCTATGGGAGAATGTATACGGAGTATTGTCTAGCAACAGAGGATCTGACTTCGCAACATTACTTCAAGGGATGGCTGAATGCGGGTATGGGTTCGCCTACAGGGTTCTTGACGCTCAATATTTCGGAGTGCCACAAAGACGCAGACGTGTGTTCGTTGTCGGATGTCTTGGAGACTGGCGAAGTGCAGCAAAAGTATTATTTGAGTCCGAAAGCCTGTGCAGGAATATTACACCGAGCAGACAAGCACAGCAAGAAGTTGCCAACACTCTTACGAGAAGCCCTTCAAGCCACAGTGGATTCAATCCAGCTAAAGGAGAAGGAAACGGAATAATAGTTCCAATTCATGCTAGAGATTCATCTTTAGTGTCTGGAACTCTTACTGCATCATATGGTACTGGTGGAGTTGACTTGAATACAAAGCCTCTTGTTCATAATGTTAATTTAGCAATTGATATTAGAAACGGCAAAATTGAATCAAACGGCACAACCATGACATTACAATCAGGTGGAATGGGTGATGGTAGAGGTATGTGTATAAATGCAATACCACACACATTTTTTGATATGCGTGTCCGTAGACTTACACCAAAAGAATGTGAGAGATTGCAGGGATTTCCTGATGACTACACCAACATACCTAACGCAAAAGACACCAACAGATACAAAGCTCTTGGAAACTCAATGGCTGTGCCTGTTATGAGATGGATTGGGGAGAGAATAAATGGATTGGTTTAAACACGACTCAACAGCGAACTTAGACGAAAAGCTACAAGAGGTACTTTTGGACTATGGTCTTGAAGGCTATGGTCTTTACTGGTACTGCATAGAGCTTATTGTTAGCAGAGTGTCGCCAGAGAATATCACATTCGAGCTGAAGCACGATGCTCGTATCATTGCTCGCAATACAGGCTCTACACCACAGAAGGTAGAAGAGATGATGCGCAAGTTTATCCAGCTAGGACTCTTCGAAAACTCTAACGGATCTATTACCTGCATGAAGGTAGCAAAGCGATTGATGACATCTGCCACTAGCAATCCACAAATGCGCACACTGATTCAGAATGTAAAACAAAATCAGGAAGTTGCAGAAGCGTCAAGACAGCGTCATGACGAAGTCATGCCAGATAAGATAAGATTAGATAAGAAGAGAAAAGAATATACACCACCAATTCCTGCGGAATTGCTATCCGACTATCTTAAGGTTCGCAAAGCTAAAAAAGCTGGTGATCTGACAGAGACTGCATTCAAGGGAATAGAGCGTGAGGCAGAGATTGCTGGCATATCAGTTGAAGACGCAATCAAGCATTGTTGTGAGCGTGGTTGGGTTGGATTCAAGGCTGAATGGATTAAACGTGAAGAGCCAAAGATTAAAGAGTCATTCGGATGGCGAAATGATGATACACAGGTTCTTAAGATTGCAAGCCAGCTAGGTATTTACACAGCAGGTAAATCTAGATTCGAGATACTTGCTAAAATTGACAAGAAGAGAGGTGTGCAATGAAGCTAGGATATTTACTGATAGCATTATCTTTTGCAGCAAATGCTAATTGTCGTGTTGCAGGTAATGATATTGTGTGTGATAATAGTAATGCATTAATTGAGACTATGCAGATAATCAATAGGCACATAGTAATACCGCAGCAGGTGTTCATAGTTAACCAGCCTATTCTGTTGCCAGAGATTGGAGGCGCACCACCAGAGCTAGATCCAGTCCTTATTAAGCAGCTAGACGCATACGACTTTAGATTTAACTCGGAGGAAAGATGAAACCACATAAATGGGCAAAAGAAATTAAAGCATGGGCTGATGGTGCAGAGATTGAAACTAGATATGTAAGTAATGATGGATGGACTAACTGGGATGAAACTATAGAGCCAAAATGGTACATTGAAGATGACATTGAATACCGCATCAAGCCACAACCTAAAGAGCCACAGTATTTGTCTGTATGGAAGCCATATGATCCAGCAGAGGATTTAATTATTTCTGACGTAAAAGCAAATGGCATTTTTGATGATGGCATTTATAAGCTAATTGGTAAAATTAAACTGGAGACAGAGAATGACTAAGAGAGGTCGTAAGGCATTACCGCAACACATGAAGGGCAAGACAACATCAATCAGGTTACGACCAGATCGCCTAGAGATGTTTAAATACTTGGGCGGGATTCAATGGCTAAATGTAGTGCTGGATAGCTTAATGTTGGAGAAGGCTCAAGGTGAACTGGACAAAGCAGAGTAACTATCACATAGAGTCACTTGGCAATAGAATTAACGCAACACAGTCAGTTGGATTTTCTATAAGCAAATCAATAGTTTGTGGTGAAAATATATATGAACTGTGGGAGTTACCATATAACAACGCAAAATTCATATATCGGAGTAAGGATTTGAAAGATGTTAAAGCACAAGCCATTCAACATTACCAAGCAAAACTTGCCAGTTCTAGTAGCAAAGCTCAATGATCTGCTAGACAACGAAGGCGATAAGAATTGGCAGGTAATCATAAAGGAGAGGTCAGATGCGAGAAGTGTTGACCAGAATGCGAGGCTCTGGGAGCTATACACGAGTATTGGGGACTATCTCGGATATTCAGCGCAAGAGATCCACGAGCTTATGGGTTACAAGTTTCTTCTTGAAGAGAAGACAGTTAATCGTGAGAAAATTACTAAAATCAAAAGCACCACGAAGCTATCGGTTAAAGAGATGGCTGATTACCAGACTAAGGTGGAGGCATTTGCAGCTCACTTGGGGTGGAGTTTCAACTAGGAGAAGATGATGGACAAATATATTGCAGTAGGTTTCTTTTCAGGTGTGCTTGGGATGTTGCTTATCTCTTGCATGGTTATCAGCGCATCATTGCATCGTGGGAAAGAATGCACGATAGAGGTGACTAAAGGCAATGAGACTCATGTGAGAATAGGGATGTTGCCATGAACAAAAAGATTGAAGCATTAAAGGAAAAGAATCATGGCTGACATAATTCCTCCTTCAATAAATGAAAGAGCAAAGTTTGAAGACTTTCCTAATATCGGATTGATGTTTATAAGATTTACTGAGCAAGAGCTAAAGCCTGTTATAGACGAAATAAACAAGATAAAAGAAAATTTTAACTTGGGAGTTCCAATGAATTATAGTCTTGCTGGCAATATTAAGCATGAATATAAGCTATTTGACTCAGTCGCTTATCTAGACACAATATTGGTTGGCTATGTCATAAATTACATAAGAAAATATGACTTAGGAAAGAAAGCAGATGTTATGCTTCAGTATCCAGAAAAAATTAAGATTGGCAATGTATGGGCAAACTATCAACAGAAGCACGAGTTTAATCCTGTGCATTGTCATAGCGGTGTTGTATCTTTTGTCATATGGCTAGACATCCCATATAAATCTAGTGACGAAGTTTCATTATCTAGAAGCGACAAGTCGAACTATCCAGTTGCTGGTAAATTCTCTTTCTTGTATAGCGACTCACTAGGCGGATCAAAGGCAACAGTTTTGCCTGTAGATAAAGATTGGAACTTAACAGTGTGCTTATTCCCATCACAAATGAATCACGTTGTTTATCCATTCTATAGTTCTGATGACTACAGAATAACAATTTCTGGTAATTACTTTTTTGACTATTAGGGAGATATCATGAGACAGTTGATAGATTACATGATGTGTTACTCAACAGCGTTTGTCATAGGATTCTGGACTGGCGCTGCGATTATATACATTGCACTGACAGAGAAGGACAAGCGCACTCAGTGGAGACGCAAGCATGGCAACAAAACAGTTCAGCGCTGATCTACACGACAAGTATGACGAAAAAGGCAGAGAGGCTGCAAAGAAGCTATTCAAGCGCTTGGGACTGGAGCTTGTAGATAATCCTGACAAGTATGGTGTGGATCTCATTGCATATAAAGATGGAAGGGTATATGGCAATGTTGAGGTAGAGGTCAGAGAGGCATGGGTTGGAGACTTCAAGTTCGACACGCTAAACATTCCGTACAGGAAGCGTAAGTTCTTTTCTGCTGAAGGTAATAATTGCTTGGTTGCATTCAACTCTGACTGCTCACAGGCATTCATATGCAACGACTGGGCTGTGCTGTTTTCTGATGTGGAAGAGGTAAAGAACAAATACGTTGAGAATGGTGAGAAGTTCTTTAAGGTTAAACTAAGCGAGATAAAGCTGGTGAAGATAAATGGCTAAGAAACTAAGCGAAGAGAAGGCGCACTACAAGAAACTGCATGAGCTTGGCTGCATTGTGTGCATAAACGAAGGCTACGGATACAGCGAGCCACATATACATCACATTAGGCATGGTGCAGGGCTATCCCAGAAGAGTCATTGGAGCATGGCGATACCACTTTGTCCGAACCATCATCAAAATGGTGGCTATGGTGTTGCACTTCATGCAGGACAGAGAGAGTGGGAAAAGCGTTATGGATCAGAAGAGGCATTACTTGAACAGGTGAAGGAACTATTAATATGGATATGATTAATCCACAGTATTACAAAAAAGGTAAGGTCGAATGCATTGACGCACTAGAGACTGCAACATCAGGACTGACAGGCATTGAGGCAGTATGCACTGCCAACGCTATCAAGTATCTCTGGCGCTGGAGAGAGAAGAATGGTGTGCAGGATCTGAACAAGGCAGTTTGGTACATAAACCACATGATTAAGAACATACGCAGCGAAGAGCGAGAGCTATCATAGATTGAACAATAACTTTGTGATATATTCGGCTGGAGCGTAAAAGCTCATGACACTTCTCCGAGTGATAGCTGGATTTACTGCTTGGTGGATGGATGCCAGCTCCACATGAAGCCAAGCACCTTTTTGAATGCTGACTGAAAGATAGCTACTTTCGGGCATGGGAGGCAAGTGGATATGGCTACCCGACTTGCGATGAATACTAGGCACATCTGGACTCTGAGATAGTTCACTCCCATAAATCTCCTACAAAGGATGACTATGTTAAAAGGCTTATTAGATACTAGAGCTAGTATTCCTTCAGAGAAGACGATACTGGCAAACACAGAAAACGCAATCAAGAACTTCAGTCTTGGTGCGACAAATCCTTCAATGCCTAACACTGATTACTGGAAAAAGATGGCTACAATGTGGCGCATTACTCCAGCAGAGGCAAAGCGCAGACGCTGCGGTAACTGCGAATACTACGAAAACACTCCATCCATGCTACAGGCGATGGAAGATATCCCACTAAACAAATACGACTTATACGATGGACAAGCTCAACGTGGATACTGCCATAAACTAGACTTTATCTGCCATAACAGTCGTGTGTGTTCTGTATGGGAAGAGAAAGATTACGAAGTGCCTGAAGCAGAAGGCGAATCAGAAACCGAGATGGAGGACTAAACCATGATGCGTAACGCAGGTAAGGTAGCCGATAAGATGGCTAAAGTAATGGGTGAATATAAAGACAAGAAACTGAAAAGCTCTTCAGGCAAGAAGGTTACTTCTCGTAAACAAGCTATCGCCATTGGTTTGAGCGAGGCTGGCATGAGCAAGAAGAAGAAATAATATGCGTGACTTCAATAAGATTGCTGAAAAGATGACTGCTCTCTGGGCTACTGGTAAATCAAACAAGGTTAAGCCTGTTAAGAAACCAGAGACTACAGATGAGATGATTAC